GGCATTTAGGAGGGTTAATTAAATGGCTATTTCTCGCGCACAGCTTGCGAAAGAGCTAGAACCCGGCCTGAATGCACTGTTCGGGCTGGAATATGATCGTTACGAGAACGAGCATGCTGAAATCTTCGAAGAGGAGTCCTCGGACCGCGCCTTCGAAGAAGAGGTGATGCTCGGTGGATTCGGCACTGCGCCGGTCAAGGGTGAAGGCACTGCCATCAACTTTGACGACGCGCAGGAGACCTACACTGCTCGGTATACGCACGAGACCATCGCGCTGGCCTTCTCCATCACGGAAGAAGCCATCGAAGACAATCTTTATGATCGTCTGGCCTCGCGCTACACCAAGGCTCTGGCCCGCTCTATGGCCCAGACCAAGCAGATCAAGGCTGCGTCCATCCTCAACAACGCCTTCAGCACGTCCTTCCCGGTTGGCGATGGCGCGGCGCTTTGCTCGTCCGCTCACCCCAGCCTGTCGGGCAACCAGCGCAACCAGCTTTCTGTTGCTTCGGATCTCAATGAGACCTCGCTTGAGCAGATGCTGATTGACATTGCTGGGCTGACTGACGAGCGCGGTCTGAAGATCGCCGTTCGTGGCATGAAGCTCATCATTCCGAAAGAGCTTCAGTTCGTTGCCGAGCGTGTTATCAACTCGAACCTGCGTTCGGGCACGGCGGATAACGACACGAACGCCATGAAGTCGATGGGCATGCTTCCGGAAGGTGCGGTGGTCAACCACTTCCTCACCGACACGGATGCGTTCTTCATTAAGACGGACGCCCCGAACGGCTTCAAGTACTTCAATCGCTCTCCGATTAAGACGGCGATGGAAGGCGACTTCGACACCGGCAACATGCGGTTCAAGGCCCGTGAGCGTTACAGCTTCGGCGTCTCTGACTGGCGTGCGGGCTTCGGTACTGCTGGCGCTGCGTAATTGCAGAGCCTGTAGGCTTTTGGAAGGGCGGCCTTGTGCCGCCCTTTCTTTTTTTGTAAGATGAGTCTCACCTGACAACCGAACAAACGGTTGACCCTAGCCACGACAGGAGAATGACATGGCTAATACGACCTTCAATGGTCCGGTCCGTTCTGAGAACGGCTTCAAGGACATCACCAAGAACGCTTCTACCGGCGCGGTTACCGAGAACATCTCGATCACCTATGACGGCACAAACAGCGTTGTCATCATCAGCGATCTCCCGACCTCTGATCCGTCTGTCGCGGGTCAGCTTTGGAGCAACAGCGGCGTTCTTACCGTTTCTGCTGGTTAAGATAGGGGATCCCTATTATGTCTGGCTCTGACGTAAACGCAAAGCGCCTGACTGGCACTGGCTCTGCTGGTGTGGGTCCGGCGCGTATCCGTCAGATACAGGTTCTGACCACGACCGGTACGCCGCGGTTGACCATCACCGATGGTAATGGCGGATCTACCGTACTGGATCTGGATTTTCTTGCATCTGACTCGCATTCAGTAAACATTCCGGCAGAAGGCATCCGAGTGAGCGATATTTATATCTCCACTTTGTCTGCCGTGACCGCGTTGACTGTGTTCTATAACTAAAGGACGCTCAGATGGCTCGTGAAGTAAGTTCCATAACTCGCGTTGGGACAAGCGAGCCATTTGAGCTCCAAGTTTCTCGTGGTCAAATCGCTTACCACGAATTTATTCACAAATTTGGGTATAATCCCGATATTGGAGACTCACCCGAGACCATTTGGTCGGAAGGGGGCCTTTATGTGTACCCCACTTCAGCCTCTACCATGTATATCTCTAGCAGTTCCGCAGCGGACACAGCGGCTGGAACCGGCGCTAGAACAGTTACGGTTTATGGATTGGACGCTGATTTTGAGCAGATAAGCGTAACAGTCTCGTTAAACGGTCAAACCGGGGTCCAGTTAAACGGTGCTCTCAACTGGTATCGCGTCAATCGCATTGTTGTAAACACCGCAGGTTCTGGTGGAGCTAATGCGGGCGTTTTGTATGTGGGCACGGAGGCCACTCCCTCCGGCGGCGTTCCCGCAACTAAATATGCCACCGTTGCTATCGGGGATAACCAGACGCTTATGTGTCTTTGGACTGTTCCAGTGGGCTACACGGCTTATCTCCACCAAAAAGATGTTTCAGCGTCTTCTTCTGCGGGCAAATTTGCTATTTTTACGTTGGTCGCACGACCGAATGGCGGGGTCTTCAATGTTAGAGACCGGGTAACTTTAGCCAATAACTCAACCAACATTCCATATTGGAACCCCATTATTTTTACAGAAAAAACAGATATTGAAGTTCGTGCCGTAGCTGATTCCTCCGGTGGCACAATTACTGCCTCGGCTACTCTTGATATTACCTATATTAAGAATGGGGATACCCTCTGATGGCTACCACCAAGGACGTTAAGCGGCTGCCCTCGGGCCGTATCAGCTATCGCGGTGAGACGTTTGCGGGGTTCAACAAGCCCAAGCGCACTCCCGGTAAAAACAAGAAAAGTGCGGTTCTTGCTAAGAAGGGCACCGAGATTAAACTGGTTCGATTTGGCGATCCAAACATGTCGATCAAAAAAGATCAGCCGGGACGCAAGAAAAACTTCCGCGCTCGTCATTCCTGCGATACCGCCAAAGACAAGTTTAGCGCCCGTTATTGGTCCTGTAAGGCTTGGTGACACTATGTCTGAGCCTGACCTCCAAGAGATTGACAAGAAAGTCACGGTGATCGAAGCCATCCTTCACCGTTTAGAGACAAATCATCTTGCTCACATTGAAAAGGACGTAGCGTCTCTGGACAAGAAGGTTTGGATGATTCTGGGCGGTATCACCCTACAGTTGGCGGCCTTGCTGATAGCAGTCGTGGGTGCCGTTATGGCGTTTTTAGCATGAAGAGCCGCGTTAACCTTGGAGCCGGTGCCTGTAAGCCTGTAAGGATGCGTAAGGGCGGCGTGGTACGCAAGAAAGAGGGCGGCACAATTTGTCCCGAGGGTAAAGCTTGGGCAAAGCGCACCTTTGACAAATACCCGTCAGCCTACGCTAATCTGGCGGCTTCGAAATACTGTAAAGATCCAAACTACGCCAAGTCTTCCAAGAAGCGGAGGAAGAAAAGTGGCTAAAGGTAAACTTCAGGAGTGGCTTGATGAAGACTGGGTTCGGATTGATAGCTCGGGGAATATCGCGGGTGAATGCGGTACTTCTAAAAATAAGAAAAACCCTGACCGATGCCTTCCTCGCAGCAAAGCGCAAAGTCTCAGCAAAGGTGAGCGCAAGTCTACTGCGAGTAAGAAAAAGCGTGAAGGCTCTAAAGGAAAGCAGTTTGTCCGTAATACGAAAGCTGCGACCGTAAAGCGTATGGAGGCTGGCGGTGCTGTTGGGGATCGCCGTTTCCACAAGGGCTGTGGTGCCGTGATGAGCGGTCGCCGCAAGAAGACACGGTATGCGTGATGGAGTTTACGGTCGGGCTTGAGCGGGACATTTGCACGGAAATCCGGGCTTGGTCTGAGCACGCGATTGAAAAAGCCTCTCCTATCTTCAACAATCTGCCGCCTTGTCCTTATGCCCGCAAGAGTTGGGAAGAAGACAAGGTTCTTATCTTGTTCAAGCACGAGTCTGGATACCAGACGCTTTACAAGGTGCTTTCGGAGTTTGAGGATCGGTACGACGTTGTGATGCTGGTGGAAACGGTGTTTCGGGAAGACCCCGACGCATATCATCAGTACTTGGATGACCTGAACGACGCCATTTCGGAAGGTTTTTTCATTGATCGAGATATGTGGGTTATGGGTTTCCATCCTTCCGACGACCCAGACGAACAGCTTGATAGTGGTACTTTCCATCCCTTGGTAGAGGAAGAGTACGCCATTACCTTTATCCAGAGGCTTTCAAAGCTCCAAGAAGCGGCAGACAAGCTGAAAGAAAAAGGGTACTATGACGGTTATGAAGCAGAAACAAATGCTTCGGATATTTATGCGCGACGAGAACGTCTGTATCGGCGTTTGATAGGAGATTAAAATGGCTATGAAACCAAGTAAGCCCGCAGTTCGGCTTGGCAACGGTGGCTACGTCAAGAAGATGCGCGGTGGTGGTATGGTCAAGAAGATGCGTGGCGGCGGCATGGTCAAGAAGATGCGTGGCGGCGGCATGGTCAAAAAAGGAAAGTGAACTAGCTGATGGCGGTCTCGGGGAGCACCGACTTCGAACTCGATGTATCTGACTACATCGAAGAAGCCTTTGAGCGCTGTGGCCTTGAAGTTCGTACTGGGTACGATCTCAAGACCGCAAAGCGTTCGCTTAACCTTATGCTGGCCGAGTGGGCTAACCGCGGACTGAACCAGTGGACCATCGCGCAGCGCTCTCAGGCCCTCACTCAGGGCGACGGTGAATACACGATTGGGACGGATGTCATCGATATCTTGTCCGTTGTTGTCCGCCGCGACGGCACAGACTACTCCTTGGACCGTCTTAGCCGGGAAGAGTACCTGACTATTCCGACAAAGACGACTCAGGGTCGCCCGTCACAGTTTTTCTTGGACCGTCAGATCAACCCTAATCTCAAGATTTGGCCGATCCCAGAGAACAGCACCGACGTTCTCTACTATGACGCCCTGACGCGTATGGATGACGCGGACACGTTTACCAATACGCTTGACGTGCCCTTCCGTTTTTACCCGTGCCTTGCAGCCGGGCTGGCTTACTACATCGCTATTAAGCGCTCTCCGCAGCGTGTGCAGCTTTTGAAGGCCGTATACGAGGAAGAGATGGAGCGGGCCATTCAGGAAGACCGGGACCGGGCCTCGTTCACTATTGAACCTGCTTACCAGTATCTTAGGTAGCAGTTATGCCTAAGTTCGCCACAGGAAAAAACTCTTACGCTATTTCGGATCGCTCTGGTCAGCGCTATCGCTATCAGGACATGCGAAAAGAGTGGAATGGCCTGCTGGTGGGCAAGGATGAGTACGAGCCCAAGCATCCGCAATTATACCCGTATCCACCCGTTACGGACCCGCAGGCTTTGAAGAACGCTCGGCCTGATCGTGTAGAACCTATGGATGTGCCGGTCGGTGGGGGTGGGTTTCCCGACCGAGGTGTAGATACGCACCTTGTCTCTAGCGTTGGCTTTGTGACTGTGGTGACGACATGACCTATACCTACTCTGAGCTTAAACAAGCTATTCAGGATTACACGGAAAACGACGAAACGACCTTCGTCAACAACCTTGATAACTTCATTCAGAACACCGAGGAGCGGATCCTCAAGGGTGTTCAGCTTACGGTTTTTCGTAAGAACGTATCCGGTAGCGCTACAACGGGTAACCAGTATCTGGCCGCTCCTTCGGACTTTCTTGCGCCGTACTCTATGTCTGTGGTCAACGGGTCAAACAAGGAGTTCCTTCTGTACAAGGATGTAAACTTCTTGCAGTCCTACAACCCCAATTCTGCTTCGACGGGAACGCCTAAGTACTACGGCTATTTCGACGTAGATAACTTTATCTTGGCCCCCACCCCCGATGCGGACTACACCGTAGAGATCCACTATTTGTATCGTCCGGCCAGCCTGACGACGCAGGGCGACTCCGGAACGACGTGGTTGAGCCAAAACGCTCCCGTTACGATGCTATATGGTAGCCTCGTGGAGGCTTATACCTTTATGAAGGGTGAGCCTGACGTGATCCAGAACTACGCCCAGCAGTTCGTTAACAGCTTGGGTCAGTTGAAGAACTACGGCGAGGCCATCGAAGATACCGATGCGTATCGCACAGGTCTGATTGTCCGGGATAAAGTCTGATGTTTAAGTTCGAGGTAAGTGTCCCGGAAGAACCCATCGTAACGGTGAAAACCACGGAAAATCGAGGTTTTTCTCCGGACGAGGTGGCGGAGAGGTGTGTTGAAAAGCTGATCTCTGTTTCAGATACGGCTCACCCGGCTCTACGCGACCAAGCTCGCGCCTTTAAGCGTCACATGGAGAAAGTGGTAGCTTTCTATATGCGAGAAGCTATCAAGAGTGATAGAACTACAATTTGTAACGCTCTGTGTGACGCAGGGCACCCTGAACTTGCGGAAGCTATAAGGAGGCTCTAATGGCAATCACGCAGGCAATGTGCACGTCGTTCAAGAAAGAACTGATGACGGGCACGCATGACTTCACCACCTCAACGGGCAACACCTTCAAGCTGGCTCTGTATACGAGCTCGGCCACGCTGGATGCGACTACCACGGCTTATTCCGCGACCAACGAGGCCAGCGGCACCGGGTATAGCGCGGGCGGCGGTACTCTGACCAACGTCACCCCGACCACCAGCGGTACGACCGCTCTGACCGATTTTGCGGATCTGACCTTCTCGGCGGCCACCATCACGGCTAACGGGGCACTGATCTACAACGATACGGCAGCGGGCGATCCATCTGTTGTGGTTCTGGCGTTTGGCGGCGACAAGAGCTCGTCTGCGGGCGATTTCACCATTCAGTTCCCGACGGCTGATGCGAGTAACGCGATCATTCGCATTGCTTAATTAAGGAACTGGGCCCGTGGCAAATATAACAGGCTGGGGCCGCGGTACGTGGTCAGAGGGCGCGTGGGGAGAGCCGCTTCCGGTTGTCCTGACGGGCCTTTCTGCTACGGGCAGTGTTGGCTCTATTACCGTAGTAGGGGAAGCTAACGCTCCTGTTACGGGCCTTTCTGCTACGGGCAGTGTTGGTTCTGTTGCCGTTACGGGTGTCGCAAATGTAGCGGTTACGGGTCTTTCTGCAACCGGGATCGTGAACTCTGTTGCGGTTGTAAGCGATGCACAGGCTCCGGTCACAGGACTTAGCGCAACCGGCAACGTAGGCTCTGTAACGGTCATTCCGGAAACGCGCGTTTCTGTTACGGGCTTAGAAGCAACGGGTGCGGTTGGAACCGTACAAGTCGTCTTTGGTATAACCGTACTACCCACCGGGATCGAGGCCACGGCCTCCGAAGGCGAGGTAACGGTTGAGATCAGCGTTGATGTACCCGTCA